TCCTGGTCGCCATCTCGGCGCTGCCGGGCGCGCTGTTCTGGCGCCAGCAGTCGGGCGTGTTCCAGACCTTGACCCGGCGCGAGCTGGTGCGGTCGGGCATCCCCGGCATGGCGGATATCGGCGGCATCTACCGGGGGCACTCGGTCCAGGTGGAGGTGAAAACCCCCATCGGGAGGCTTTCCAAGGAACAGCGGAGATGGAAGAATGCGGTTGAGCGAGCCGGCGGGATCTTCGTTTGTGCGAGGAACCCCGCCGACGCTCTAACTGTGCTGGCAGCTCTCATAGACGCCACATCTTCTGAGCTGCCGCATCCCATCCACGAACAACCCGCTGGCGCAACGCTGGCCGGGAACGGGGAGGCCGTGCTTTGACGATACCTAAAACACTTCCGTTTGACCAGATTAACGAACGCTGCCTGTCGGGTTACCTTCGCCTGCTGGAGCAGTGGTTTCCGAACGGCAAGCGGCGCGGCCATGAATATCTGGTCGGCAATCTGCGCGGCGACCCCGGCGAAAGCCTGTCCATCAACATCGACACCGGCAAGTGGCAGGACTTCGGCGACATCACCGAACCGAAGGGCGGTGACCCCCTCAGCCTGTTCGCGGCAGCGTTCTTCGGCGGCACCGGCAAGCAGCACAGGATCGCAGCATGCCGGCGACTGATGACCGAGCTGGGCATATGCTCCGACCCGGTACCCAGCAAAGTGGTTCCCATCCGGCCCGACGTGGTGAGCAAGGCCAGGAAAGAAGACGATTGGGTATCGATGGTGCCGCCGGCTGATGCCGGTGTGCCCAAGGTCAAGCCGGGCGTGACCCGGCTGCACGTCTACCGGGACGCTGACGGGCAGCCGCTGCGCTATGTCGCGCGGTATGACAGGCCGACCAAGAAGGAGTTTCTGCCCTACACCTACGGCACCCTGAACGGTGAGCTGGGGTGGCACCCGAAGCACCCCAACCCGCCGATGTGCCTGTATGGGCTGGACCGGCGGGCGGCCAATCCCAAGCTGCGCATTCTCCTTCAGGAAGGCGAACAGAAGAGCGATCTGGTTCAGGAACGGGTGCCGGCTTTTGTCTGCATGGGCTGGAGCGGCGGCGGTCATCGGGCGAAGGACCACGATTACGGCCCGACATCCGGCGCTGAGGTGATTGTGAGCGGCGATGCCGGGGACGGCGAGAAGGGCATGATGGAGGCGGCTGCGCTGTGCCATGAGGCCGGCGCCGACCCCGTCTGGACGCTCGACACGTCGGATTATCCGAAGGGTTGGGACCTGGGCAACGCGGTGTTGGGCGAGATGATCAAGCACGGCGAACTGGTCTGGAAGGACCCGGATGGACCGTGGTCGGCTGAGAAAATCGAAGCGTTCATTGAAGCACGGCAGAAGCTCTACATTCCCGAAACCGGCAATGTGGATGAGATGCCGGACCTGGGCGAGCCGGCCGACGACACGCAGGAAGACGGCGAAGACCCGGCGACCTGGGGGCAGGACCGCGACGGCATCATTCCGCTGGGGTTCAACAACAACGTTCACTACTACCTGCCGAAGAAGGGCGGGCAGGTCTTAGCCCTGACCCCGAACGGGCACAGCGAACTCCAGATGCGGGCGATGGCGTCCCAAGCCTACTGGTACGGGACGCGCTTCAGGAAGGAAGACGGCGGGATCGACTGGAAGGGGGCCGCCGGGTTCTTCATGGGTGCCTGCCAGAGCCTGCCGATTTACACGCCTGACCGGCTGCGCGGCACCGGAGCCTGGATGGATGGCAAGCGTTCGGTCCTGAACATGGGCGAACATCTGATTGTGGACGGCCACGGGCCGTACGGCATGCGCCTGTCCGGTTCGTCCTTCGTCTACGAGCGCAAGGCCAGCCTGAACAAGACCATTGCAGCGCCGGTCAGCACGGAAGATGCCGGGAAGCTGGACGGGATAATCCGTGACCTGCGGTGGGAAAAGCCGATTTTCGGCAAGCTGATGTCCGGCTGGCTGGCCCTTGCTCCCATCTGCGGCGCGCTGCACTGGCGTCCTCCCATCTGGGTCACGGGCGGCAGCGGGGCCGGCAAGACCACCCTGGATACCAACATCGTCAGCCCTATCCTGGAAGGATTGTGTGAACGCATGGCATCGAACTCGACCGAGGCGGGCATCCGGCAGCGGCTGGGCAACAACGCCCTGCCCATCATCTTCGATGAGGCCGAAGCGGAGGGGCTGACCGACAAGCAGCGTATCCAGCACATCCTCGACCTCGTGCGACAGGCGACCAGCGAGGGGGCTGCCGCCATCGTCAAGGGGACCCAATCGCAGACCGGGGCAATCTCGTACACGGTGCGGAGTTGCTTCATGTTCCTGTCGATCAACGTCAGCCTCAACCGGCAGGCGGACGAGAGCCGGATAACGGTGCTGGCACTGGAGAACCCGCCCATTGGTGATCAGGAATCCCAGGCGCACTACGACCGGGTAATGCAGCGGGTGGCCCAGCTTGTCACGCCGCAGTTCTGCGCCGGGTACATCGCCCGACAGGTCTGGCTGATGCCGGTTATCCGTGACAACGCCGTCACCTTCTCGCGTGCCGTGTCCAGCAAGCTGGGGTCAAGCCGGGTGGGTGACCAGATCGGGACGCTGTGCGCCGGTTTCCACAGCACCCATTCAACCGGGCGCATCAGCCTGGAGAGCGCGATAGCCTGGGTCGAAAAGCAGGACTGGGAGGGAGCGACAGCAGCCGACGCGATTACTGATGAACAGCGTCTGGTAAACCGGCTGCTGCTGCGCCGGCTGGTTGTCCGGTCGAACAGCGGCGGCACGACCGACCGCACCGTTGCCGAGCTGCTGACGGCTGCGGCCGGGCGCGACAGTGACGTGAATATCGTGAATGCCAATGACGCCCTGAAGCGCAATGGCATCATCTATCAGCCCGCCAACATTGGCGAAAATCAGCCTTGCGGCATGTGGGTGGCGAACCAGCACGACGCCCTGGCCGACTTCCTGAAGGACACGCCGTGGGCATCAGCCTCCAGTTGGAAGCGGGCACTCAAACGATTCCCGGGATCAATTGCCAGCACCAGTACATATTATTTCGCCGGAGTGTACTCCCGCGCAATTTTCGTTCCGGTGAGGCTGCCCGGTTCTATGAAAATGTGAGTTCTAACGAAAATTCCGTTGAGACGTTGAGAAATCCAGCGCTGATTTCCCAATGAAATCAACAGTCTAACGTTCTAACGCTTTTTTCGGGAAAAGAGACCTTATAGAGGAGAAAAAAGACTGTGAGAATCGTTCGCAACACCCACCCCCATATAAGCCTCTTTATTTATATATCTCGTTATAATGTATAGATAGAAGGAAAAATCCCTTGCGCATCAATAATTTACCGTCTCAACGGATTTCTCAACAGCGTCTCAACGTCTCAACGGAATGGGGGCCGGCATGAACGGGAACCAGCTTAAGCATCTGGCAATGATGGCCAATGAGCTGCTGGAAGACATCGAAACCCTGGCCAAAAACGAGGGTTTGCCGCCGGATTTCATGGTGTCGGTGGTTTCCAACGCCGTGGCGATGTTCGCCGCCAAGCATGGCATTGACCATGAACGCTATCTCGCGGTGCAGGCGGCAATGATCCAGCTGGAGACAGAGCGCAGGAAGGGCACCCTGTGATGATCCACGACTTTATCGTTCTGACCCGCAACAGCGAGGACGGTCCTGATCTCCGGGTGATGCTCGGACATATTGTTGCGTGGATGCCGGACGACGACGGTCCCGGCAGCTACATCTTCACGACCGATACGCCGACGCCGGTCGGTGTCTGTGAATCGCCGCGCCAGATTGACGCGCTGGTTCTCAGGTCATGAGCCTCAAGATGCCGGACGGCTGGCAGCCGTCGTCAGAAGAGCAGCGGACCATGCTGCACATCCTGACCGCCCTGGGCCGGGAGGTGGAGGTGCTCGACCAGGACGGCATGGAAACCCGCGCCATCGTGGTTGGCCTGCTGGTCAGCGCCGTCAAGCTGGCGGCCACCAGCGAGGCGGTCCAGCCGGGTGAACTGCGCGGCATGGTCAAGGCCATCGTCAAGCGCTACACGGAAGAAGGATCCGACGCATGAATGACGCTGATGTCTGGCGGATGGAGATGGACCGGGCGGATGACGCCTGCGCCGAGGTGATGCGCACCCTCGAAGTTGCGGCGGAAACCTGGGACATGTCACCCCGGGAGCTGCTGGGCATCCTCTTGATGGCCGAAATCCGGCTGGCGCGGAAGTTCGCCATCCCGCCCGCCGACTTCGCGGCGCTGACCAAAATCCGGCAGCGCTTCGCCGACTTGGTGCTGAAATGAGCGTCGATCTGTTCGGCAACACCCTGGATGAGGTGACGCCGCAGCCCTACCAGTCGTCGGCGATGCAGACCGATGTCTGGCTGACCCCGCCGGAAATTCTGAAGGCGCTGGGGCCGTTCGACCTCGACCCCTGCGCGCCGAAGCAGCGGCCCTGGGACATGGCCAAGGTCCACTACACCCGGGAAGACAACGGCTTGATGAAACCGTGGTTTGGCCGGGTCTGGCTCAACCCGCCCTACAGCAACCAGTCGGTCAAGTTCATGAGGCGCATGACCGACCACGGGATTGGGACAGCGCTCGTTTTTGCGAGAGTCGAGACCGAGTGGTTTTTCGAATGCGTCTGGGACTGTCCGAAGGTCAGCGGCATCCTGTTCCTGGAAGGCCGGCTGTGCTTCTGCCGGCCGGACGGCAAGCCGGCGGCCAGCAGTGCCGGGGCGCCGTCCGTCCTGATCTCGTACGGGGCCGAGGATGCCAGACGGCTGCGGGCATCGGGCCTGAACGGCTTTTTTATCGACCTGGAGAACCGCAATGACCGCTAAGGCGCTCAGGCGCTCGCTGATGCCCTCTGGCTCCTGTCTGGTGGGTGACAGCCGGCTGATGGTGGAGGCGCGTGTAGCGGCTCCTGGCGGGCTTGTGGCGACCTATGGCGCCCGGGTCCAGTCGGTGCTGGAGCACCAGCTGCTGCGCGGCCGGATAACAGCCAGACAGAAAGAGGCGGGCGACCAGCTGTACAGCTGCTGGGCGTTCGGGGTCGAAGGGGTGCGCCAACCGGCCAAGGGCTGTTCGGCGTGGTCCCCGGCTGGCTTCCGGGATGGTCAGCTCGACGCCTTGCAGCTCTATCGCGGGGCGCAGAAACACATCGGGCTGGCGCGTTGGCCGCTGCTGTTCCATGTCGTCTGCCTGGACTGGAGCGTCCATCGGTTCAGTAACGAGATGGGTCGCAACCGCGACGGAAGTCAGGAGGTGCTGCGGACAGCCTTGGATGATCTCGCCGACTACCTTCGATTGCCGAAAGGGGATTGACCATTGCCGCAATGCAGAGTACTGATCGGGCAGTATCGCATTCCTCCCTACGAATGCCATGCTCGGATGAGGCAAACGACTCTCTGCACCCGCACTCTCACAGAGGTTGCGGGTTTTTTTGACCCTGATCGCAGGCCCTGAACAGTGCAATTTCAACCCGGCCAATCTGGCAACCCAAGCGGGCGCCCGAGAGGGGATGCTCGCGTAAAAGAACTGGCCCGCCAGTACACCGACATGGCGGTACAGGCGCTGGTCAAGGCGCTCGACAACGAGAAGACCTGTGTCGCTGCGGCCACAGCCTTGCTTGACCGGGGTTATGGCAAGCCGGCCCAGGAAATCACCGGCCCGGACGGTGTCGGGCTGTTCGACGCCATCACTATCAACCTCGTGCGGCCTGAGCAGCCGGCCCCGAAACCGGAAGACCCGGCTAGAGCGTATCCGCTGGATATCACGTTCCGCTGATGCAGGCCGAGTTCCCGGAAGCGCTGGAGTTTCTGTTTCATCCGGCGCGCTACAAGTGCGCCTGGGGCGGGCGCGGTTCCGGGAAATCCTGGGGGTTCGCGCGGGCGCTGCTGCTCCAGGGGGTTGCCCGGCCCTTGCAGGTCCTGTGCGCCCGTGAAATCCAGAAGTCCATTACCGACAGCGTCCATCGTCTGCTGAGCAGCCAGATCGACACCATGGGCCTGAACGGCATCTACACCGTGACCAACAACGCGGTGCGCGGCATCAACGGCACCAGCTTCACGTTCGCCGGCCTGCGCCACAATGTCCAGTCGCTGAAGTCAATCGAGGGCTGCGATGTCGCCTGGATTGAGGAAGCCCAGATGGTTTCCAAGTCGAGCTGGGAAACCCTGATACCAACAATCCGCAAACCTGGTTCGGAGATCTGGATTAGTTTTAACCCCGAACTGGATACTGATGAAACCTATCGGCGATTTGTCCGCGACCCGCCGCCCAATGCTGTGGTCCGCAAGGTCAACCACTGCGACAATCCGTGGTTTCCCGAAGTCCTGCGCGAAGAAATGGAAATATTGAAGGCGCGGGACTACGACGCTTACCTGACAATCTGGGAAGGCCATACGCGCCAAGTCCTGGATGGTGCGATCTACACCAATGAAATCCGCGCCGCGACCAGTGAAGACCGCTTCACGCGCGTGCCGTACGATGTCTCCAAGCCGGTTGAAACCTTCTGGGACTTGGGCCGCGCTGACATGACCAGCATTTGGTTTGTCCAGCAAATCGGCTTTGAGTTCCGGGTGATCGATTTCTATCAGAACAGAGGCTTTCCGCTGGCTCATTACCTGAAGGTGCTGCAGGAGAAGCCCTATGTCTACAGCACCTGCTGGCTGCCCCACGACGCGCAGAATGAACTTCTCGCCAGCGAGCGGACCATCGAACAGCAGATGCGGGACAGCGGCCGGGACGTGCGGATTGTGCCGAAGGTCTTCGTGACCGATGGCATCAATGCCTTGCGCACCCTGTTCCCGCGCTGCTGGTTCGATCAGGAGCGCTGTGCCGATGGCATCAATGCACTGCGCCGGTATCGATACGGTGTCAATCCGGTATCAAATCAGTGGACCAAGGAACCTTTGCACGACATAAATTCCCATGCTGCGGATGCATTAAGGTACTTCGCCACCGCCATGCAGGAAGGCGACAGCGGCTGGTCGAAGCCGCTCAAGGCCAACATCGGGTGGGTGGTCTGATGACGGACATCTGCGCGCCGGTGCTGGTCTATCTGGTCCTGCTGACCGGCTGTGTCCTGGGCGGCCTCGTGCTCGGCTGGCTCATCAGCGATTGGCACCACAATGCTGAGTGATGACGACATCCGGGCCATCTGCGCCCGCGAGATCGCGGCGGCGGAAAGCCATGTCGGTATTGCGTCCGCTGACAGACAAAGTGCGCTTGATTACTACTTAGGAAAGAACCTGTGGGCGTCCAAGCCGGGCGCTTCAAGTGTTGTCACACGTGAAACATTAGAGACCGTGGAGTGGACTCTTCCTCAACTCTTGAAGGTCTTTGCCAGTTCGGATGAAGTGGTGCGCTTCGAGCCGCAAGGACCTGAAGACGTTCAATTCGCCGAACAAGCCACTGATTTTGTGAACTTCATCTTCACACGTCAAAATAGTGGCTTCGTAAACTTACACACGTGGATAAAAGACGGCCTGCTCAACAAGATTGGCGTCCTGAAAATCTGGTGGATGGACGAGCCCAAGGTCCGCATCACCGACCTTGCCGGCCTAACCGAGATGCAAATCACCCTGCTGATGCAGGAACCCAACATCGAAATCATGGCGGCCGACAGTGAGCTGGGGCCGGACGGCATGCCGCTCTACACCGTGCGGCTGAAGGTCAGTGAACCGGATGGCCGGGTCTGCATCGAACCCGTGCCGCCCGAGGAATTTCTGTTCTCGCCCACCGTCAAGTCGCCGGCCGACCCGGGCCAGGGTCACAAGCGCCGGGTCAGCCAGTCCGACCTGATCGAGCAGGGCTATGACCCCGGTTTGGTCGATGACCTGCCCAGCGCCGACGATGACGACGAATGGGGCGAGCGCGCCCACCGGTTCGACGGCAGCACGCTGGAGACCGTCACCCGCGACAGCCGCGACCGCGCCAGCCGCATGGTCGAGATCACCGAGTGGTACACCAAGCTGGATTTAGATGATGACGGGATCGCCGAGTTCCATAAAATCACCCTGGGCGGCGTCAATCAGTCCGTTCTGTTGAATGTCGAGGACATCGATCAACCTCCGTTTGCGGTGCTCTCGCCTATTTTAATGCCCCACCGGCTCGACGGCCTGTCTTTAGTTGATCTGGTCAAGGACCTCCAGGAGATTAAGACCGCTATTACGAGACAGACCCTCAACTCAATGTATCTGGCCAATAAGCCCCGGACATGGGCGGTTGACGGGCAAGTAAACCTCGAAGAATTACTTAACGGTGAAGCAGGTTCTGTTGTCCGGGTCAAGCAGCCCGGCATGATTGGCGAGCTGAACACCACCTTCGTTGCCGGTCAGGCGTTCCCCATGCTCGAATACGTGGACAAGATGCTGGAAGGGCGTTCCGGCATCAGCAAAATGGCCCAAGGCATCGATGCCAACATTCTGCATGGCGGCGGCAACAGTGCGGCATCAACCGCCACCGGCATCGCGGCGCTGCAGTCGGCCGCCGCTGCCCGGATAGAACTGATGGCCCGGGTTATCGCGGAGACTGCCGTAAAACACGCCTTCAACTTGATCCTTGCCCTGGTTACCAAGTATCAGCAGAAGTCTAAAGTAATCCGCTTAAGAAACCAGTGGGTCGAGATGGACCCTAGGGCGTGGAATACTGAGTTCGACTTGACGACCGAGGTAGGACTGGGGACAGGAAACAAAACCGAGCAGATGGCTTACCTGGGCCAGATACTGCAGGGCCAGAAAGAAGCCCTGGCGATGGGCGGTCTGGGCGGGTTGGTCACTCCGGTTCACCTGTACCACACTTATGCAAAACTCATTCAGCTTGCTGGCCTGAAGAACGTTGATCAGTACTTCGCCGACCCTTCACAGCAGCCGCCGCAGCAACAGCCGCCGCCGCCCGACCCCAACATGATGCTGGTGCAGGTTCAGGCGCAGGTTGAACAGGGCAAGCTGCAGCTGGCCCACGAGAAGATGCTCCGGGAAGACGATTTGAACCGCGACAAGCTGGATGCCGATATTGCACTGAGGTCGCGCGAACTGGAGATGAAGTACGGCGTCGCCGTTGATCAGGCGCACATCCAGGGCATGGTTGACCGTGACCGCGAAGCGATCAAGCAGCACTCCCAGCTGCTCCAGGCGCAGATGCCGCAACAGGGGCCGGCACAATGACCCGGAAAATAACGCCCCCCGTTATTTTCCGGCCTCGGTGTGACTGGGAAGACATGGACCCCGTGATACCCGAGCTGCAGGTGTTCGAGCCGGAAGACCAGCCTGTCGATACCGGCCTGCTGGATGCCCGGGGCGTCAAGCTGTACCGGCAGCCGGCGCCCAAGTCCCGCATGGGCTTTCTCTGATGGGCCTGTTCGACACCTCCCCGCTCGCTGGCCTGCTGACCGGCTATCTGCCGACCGGCATTGAGAACATGCAACAAGGCAATCAGGCAATCAGGCAAGGCGCCCAGGCCACGCTCAAGAAGATGCGCGGCCAGGAGCTGGCGCCCGAGGAACAGGCTGCCATCGATGACAGCCCGATTGGCGGCATGGGTGTCAACAACATCGGGGCGGCCGGCGCCTTCATGGGCACGTTCGCCGGCCGGCTGGCCGCCACAGCCAACAAGGCCAAGATGAATCAGGCGCTGCGCCTGGAAAACCGGGGGCTGCCGATGGAGGATATCCGGCAGAAGACCGGCTGGGGCCGGGGGCCGGACAATGAATGGAAGTTTGAGGTTTCCGACCACAACGCCGAACTCAGGCTCGACAAGGCCGGCACTGAGATCCTGCACCATCCGGAGCTGCGCCGGGCCTATCCTGACCTGATCAATACCCTGAAGATCGAGCGCTTCGACGGGCCGGCGGATATGATGGGCCGCTACGACCCCGACACCAACACGATACACCTGAACCGGGGCATCACCGACCCGCACCAAGCGGTGTCCATCGCCCTGCACGAGATGCAGCACCCGATTCAGATCAAGGAAGGCTTCTCGACCGGAGCATCGATGGGCATGGCGCCCATTCAGCGCATCACCACGGCCGAGGGTAGCGCGATGCGTGCCCGGCTGTACCGGATGACGGACGGCTTTCACGATGACTTTCAGAACTGGATGGCACCGCGCCTCAACCGGCCGAAATACAAGACCTGGAACCTTGGCCGGTTTCAGGAAGAGTTCGACCGGCTCCATCCCGAGATTGTGGCCGAGCGGGATCAGGCGTGGAACACGCTGAACTGGATGGACACGCCCCGTGGCACCCAGCAGCGCCTGCACAGCACCTACGAGCGCGCCATGGGCGAGTACGAGGCCCGGGAAACCCAGCGCCGGATGGACATGACGCCGGACCAGCGCCTAGCTCGTGCACCCTACAACCACGATCAAGCCATCCCCCAGGACCGCCTGATTGATATGCGGAGGTTCCCCGGCGAGAACGGCGTGCCGCCCACTGTTCCGGAACTGACCCGGCGCCGCTTCCCCGGCTTGCTGACCCCCGAACAGGGCGGCATGGCGCTCAGCCTGCTGGGCATCCCCCTCCTGCCGAACCGAGCCGAATGACCGACATCGAACTGGAGCTGAAGCGCCGCATTTCGGTGGCCGAGCGGGCGCGCGTCATCATTGAGGACCCGCTGCTGTCGTCGGCCTTCGACGCCTTGGACGCCCGCTTCCTGATGGCGTGGCGCAACTCGCCGGCCGAACAGCCCGAGCTTAGAGAGCGCCTCTGGCACCACATCCAGGCACTGGGCGAAGTCCGGGCCGAGCTGGAAACCATCCTGTCTGACGGCCTGATCGCGCGCGCTGCGCTGGAAGACCTGAAGGCCGGGACGGACCTCAACCCCTAAGACGCGAGAATAGACATGGCTGAACTGGACGCGGCGCCCGCCGATGCGGGAAGCGCCACCGACCCTGTGTCTCTGATTTCGGGCCTGCTGGAGCGGGAGAACCCGCCGCCCAAGCCGCCCCGGAACGTGCGGATTGAACCGTCCGCATCGGCCCCCGACCCGGACGAAGTTGAGCCCGGGCCGGAGGAACCCCCCGTCGAAGAGGGCGACGACGAAGAGGGGGAAGAGACGCCCGAAGAGGAAGAGCAGGAACCGGAACTCTTCGCCGTCAAGATTGATGGCAAGGAAGAGAAGGTCCCGCTCGATGAACTGGTGCGCGGCTATCAGCGCCAGTCGGACTACTCGCGTTCCATGAACACCCTGGCGGAGCAGAGGCGTGCAGCCGAAGCGGCCCACCAGGAAATCATGAGCGAGCGCAACCACTACGTTTCCCAGCTCGATCAGGTCGCCACGGTCCTCCAGGCCGCGCTGCCGACCCCGCCCAGCGAACAGATGCTGCAGACCGACCCCCTGACCTACGTCCAGCAGGAAAAGCTGTATGAGGCCAAGGTCAATCAGCTGCGCGCGGTACTGGGCGAGAAGCAGCGCGCGGAGGAACAGAGCCAGCGCGAGATGGAACGGCAGCATCAGCAGATGATGAGCCATGCGCGCCAGCACCTGCTTGCTGAACTGCCGGACTGGAAGAACCCCGACAAGGCGAGAGCCGGACAGCGCGAGCTGGCCGACTACATGCGCACGTGCGGCTACAGCGAGCAGGAAATTGCCGCTGCCGCCGACCCGCGCGCCGTGGTCGGGTTCCGCAAAGCGATGCTCTACGACCGCCTTCAGGCCGCCCAGCCCAAGGTGACCCAGAAACTGGCGACCGCGCCAAAGATGGTCCGCCCAGGCAGCGCCGGCCCTGCTCCCGATCAGGCGAAAGCCCTCACGCAACGCGTCAAGCGCAGCGGTGGCCGTGATATGGACGCCATCGCGCGGTTGATTGAGCTGGGATAAAATCCTATGGCCGTCCCTACCAATACGGCACAGACGTACCAGTCGTCTGTGATCAGAGAAGACCTGTCGAAAATCGCCGAACTGATTGCGCCGACCGAAACGCCGTTCATGACGGCCATCGGCAAGACGACAGCAAGCAGCACACACCCTGAGTGGGTGACCGTAGACCTTGCAGCCGCTGTGGATACTAACGCAGAGGTTGAAGGCAACGATGTCACGGCCGACGCCATGACCGAGGGCGTGCGTCTCAGCAACTATACGATGATCAGTGACAAGGTTGCTCAGGTCTCCAGCACGCGCGAGAACGTGGACGAAGTCGGCGACCTGAACACCATGAGTAAACAAGTCGCGCTGAAAACGCAGGAACTCAAGCGCGACATGGAGAAACAAATCCTCTCCAACAAGGTGGCCAATGCCGGCAGCGCCAGCGTGGCCAGGGTGAGCGCCAGCTTTCCCAGCTTTTTACAAACTAACGTCTCTCGCGGGACATCCGGAGTTAACCCCGTGCTGTCCGGCACCACGAGTGGGTATCCTACCACCGCTGCGGTTGACGGAACCCAGCGGGCCGTCACGGAAGCGCTCCTGAAAGCTGTGATTGCCCTGGTCTGGAACAGCGGCAGCGACCCCTCGCTGGTCTTCGTCGGCTCGGCCAACAAGCAGCTGATTAGCGCCTTTACCGGCAATGCGACAACCTTCCGCGAGATGGACAGCCGCAAGATCGTGGCGGCAATCGACGTGTATACCTCGGACTTCGGCGAGCTGCAGATTGTGCCCTCCAGGCTGATGCGAAGCCGGGATGTCCTGATCGTGGACCCCAGCAAGGTTCAAATCGCCTACTTCCAGAAGCTGCAACAAACGCCGCTGGCCAAAACCGGCCATAGCGAGAAACGCATGGTCTTCACAGAATATACTTTAAAAGTTCTAAACGAGCGTGCACATGGTATCGTCGCTGACACCGGAGGTTGAGTGACGTGTCTGGCGCTCATCGGTGATAAGTTCATGTCTGTAGTCGTGCGCGAAAACCACTCAATGTATGCTATGATGGATGTGGCTGCATTGGAGGGGATTATGCCGAGGACAGGGCAGGACTTGACGGGTGTGCGCTTCGGTCGGTTGGTCGCGCTGGAGAAGCTGGCGGAGAAAGGCCACCCGACACGCTGGTTGTGTCGGTGCGATTGCGGAGAGACGGCGAACCCAACCGGATCTCAATTGCTGGGCGGAAGGGTTCATTCCTGTGGCTGTATCAAGGCGGAAAACAACAGAACCCGCCTTGAAACGCACGGCATGAGCCATCTGCGTGTCTATCATATCTGGCAGGCCATGAAGAACCGCTGTTACAACCCCAACCAGCCGCACTACGCGCGGTATGGCGGGCACGGCGTGACGGTTTGTGATGAGTGGCGGAAGTCCTTCGAGGCTTTCTATGCCGCCATGGGCAACCCGCCGACCGACAAGCACAGTATCGACCGCATCAGCAACGGACGCGGTTATGAGCCGGGAAATTGTCGGTGGGCGACCGCGAAGGAACAGGCGGCCAATCAGCGCCCGAAACCGCCGGTAACCTGGGAGATGCCCAGAGGTGAAGGGCATTTCAAAGCGACAATCACGGAAGAAATGGTGCGTGAAATCCGTGCCAGCGCTGAACGGAACTGCGACATTGCGCGCCGCATCGGTCTATCAAAACAGTCGATAGCCGATATTCGTAAGGGCCGCACGTGGCGGCACGTCACGTAAGCACGGAAACACGAAAACACGGAACAAAGGGCTGCCATCCGGCGGCCCTTTTCTTTTGGGGATACGCCATGGTCAAGAAACTCGCGGAAGAGCAGGAAAAGTCGGTGGAACAGGCTGAAGAGGCCGCCAAAACTTCCGGCACGGCCAATCCGGCGCTAGAGCCGGAAAAGTCGAACATGCCGGAACCGGGGACCACGCCCGACACCGCCCAAATCATCAACACCGACCAAGCCAAGAGCCTGTCGCCCAACGTCACGGTGTCGGGCACCAAGCCCGATGGTGAGGGCGGTTATGAGTTGTTGGACACAGTAGACCCCGCCGTTGCCAATGCCGCCCTGCTGGGGCCGACCAAGGCGCAGAAGCCCCAGAACCCCAGCGAACCCCCCGAGGACACGGCGGCCAAGCCGGCAGAGGGCGAAGTGCTGTTCGAATGCACCGCCGACAACCAGCCTTTCTATTCCGGCAACCGCTCCGGCACCATCACCGGCGGCCCGATGCAGAAAGGCCAGAAGTATGTGATGAGCAAGCAGGAAGCTGAACTGCTGACCCAGACCAAAGCCGGCCGCATCGTCTCTTCGTCTTCCGAACCGGAACCCGAAGCACCCCCACCCAAAGCCAGCAGCAAAAACGCCAAGGTTGAGGGGAGTGACGCGGCCTGATGGAAACGCGCTTTGTCACCGACCCCATGACGGGCGACCTGACCGTCATTCGCGGCGGCGATGTCGGGCCGAACCTGGAGTTGAACAAGGCGCTTTATAACTCGGGGGATGGCTACGCGCCATCCCGCGAACTGCGCCGGGCGGCCAGCATCCCGATGGAAGTTGTCGAAAAGTGGCGCAACGAGTTGGGCGTCAACGTCTTCGACCCGAACCACAAAGAGGCCGTCCGCCGGCTGCTGAACAGCCGCGAATACCTGTACCTCAGAACCGCACCCGGGAGGCTTTGACCATGCCCCTTGACCGCCATGGCATCGCCTCGGATGCTGTCGCCATCACGCCGCACGACACCACCGCCAATCGCTTCGAAGCACTTTACACCGGCGCTGGCGGCACCATCATCGTCCGCACCCAGGACGGCACCACCGTCACCTTTGCCAGTGCCCAGGCCGGCACCATCCTGCCGATCAAGACCAACTTGGTGTTGAGTACAGGTACAACCGCAACGGGACTGGTCGGGTTCAGATGAGCGTTATCACGCTCGGCGTCACCATTCCCAGAGGCATGAAGGGCGGCGCCCCCTCCGCCCCGGTGGTGCCCAGCGACGGCCGAACGCTCAGCCTGGATTTTGTGAACAGCCTCTACTACGGCTGCGCGGTCGGCGGCACCCTGGCCTCGAGAACCCTCAGCCAACTGGTGACTGGGGCCACCGGCACCGCCACGCCGGGCGGTTCCGGCTGCCTGATCGGGGCGTCGGATGATGTCGCGCTGGTCATGTCGCCGGCTGTGTTTGGCGGCGGGTCATGGTTCCAGACCACGGCCGGGACGATCTACGCGCACGCCGTCATCGCTTATGTCAACTCAGGTTTTCCCCGCATCTTCGAGTTCACCGATGGGTCCGACAACAATCGTGTGATCGGCAGATATAATGCAACCGCTGATGTTGGGGCCGTTGTGACGGTCGGCGGGTCGGATGAGGAATTGGCCAACACGCCCTATGCGACGACCGCAAAACTTGCGATTGCATTCGACGGCACCGGCTTCAAGTCTTGCTTGAACGGCGGCACCGTCCAGACCGGTGCGGCTGTTGTGGCGGCGGTGAATGCATGCCAGTTGGGCAACCGCGGGACAACCAAAAATAGACAACTCGACGGCTATGTTCGCGAATTTAGGTTCTATCCGACGAAATACTCCTCCGCCAACCTTCAGACGTTGACAACCTGATGGCCCTGAACACCTACGCCACCCTGAAGGCCAGCATAGCCGCATGGCTGATGAGGGCGGACCTGACCGACGTGATTCCGGATTTCGTGGCCTTGGCCGAAGCGGATATGTTCTCGCGCCTGCGCCTGCGCTGCATGCTGACCCGGGCCACAACGACGCTCGGCACGGACGGTTACGAGGAGCTGCCCACCGATTTCCTCCAGATGTGGCGGCTCAAGCTGGATGAGGTTGAGCTGGAGTTCAGCCCGCACACCCTGATGGCCAGCTTTGCTGAGGATTGGGCCGGCAGCCCGCAGAAATACTACTGCATCACGGGCGAACAGCTGCAGCTGGCGCCGCCCTCCGGGGGCAGCCCGGCCCTGCTGGAAATGGCCTACTACGCCAAGCCCGACGCTCTCAGCGACACCATCACCTCGAACCGCATCCTGGAAGCTTCCCCCGGCATCTACCTGTTCGGCGCCCTGGTCCAGAGCGCTCCTTATCTGGGCGACGACCAGCGCATCCAGGTCTGGAAGATGCTCTATGACGACGCGGTCAAGGTCTTGCAGGACGCCGACGACAGCGCCGAGTTCAGTTGCGGGCCGCTGGTGATCCGCAGCGCTAGCACGGAGATGACGCCATGAGCGACGGCCCGACCCACTTCCTGATTCCCCGCGAAATGCTGGATGGCTTGATTGCCTACCTCGGGCGCCGGCCTTACGCCGAAGTTGGTATGGCAATGCAGGCGCTGGAACGGCTGATGCCAGCCCCGCCCCAGCCGGAACCCCCAAGCGAGCCGGTGGAATGAGCACGACCTGGACGCGCCAGATCGACGGCTCCAGCGTTTCGGTCAGTGGCGAAGCTGCCGCAAGCGCCGCTGCTGCGGCCCTGAGCGCCACAGCGGCGGCGGCCAGTGCGAGCGCAGCGGCGGCGAGCGTGGCATCTTCGGTGACCGCGACCGGCAGCACAACCGCGCGGTCGCTGTCGGCAAGATTTGCCGATATCATCAACATCAAGGATTTTGGGGCGCTGGTCGATGGCGCGACCGGCGACGGCACAGCCATCTCCGCCCTGGGATCGGCGGCGGGGTTCATCCGGTTTCCCAAGGGCAACACCTATGTCGCGGCCAATCTGACCATTTCTGTCCCGGCCATCTTCGATCAGGGCGCCTACGTCACCGTGGCGGCGACTTTCACGCTGACATTTTCATCGCGGGTCGAAAGCCCACGCCAGTACATTTTCCGGGGTTCGGGGCTGGTGTCGCTGACCGGCGAGGATAGCCGCAGGTGCCATGCCTCGTGGTTCGGCGCGTTCCCCGATGGGGTGAACTGTGCGGCCCGGCTCAACGCGCTGACGACGGCGATGGGCAATAGCCGCGAAGCGCTGATTGAGTTCGATCCGGGCGTCTATCAGGTCAACAGCACCGTCACATGGAACCGTGGCAGCCATCTGCTGGGGTCGGGTGACCGGCTGACCGTGTTCAAATCAGGGTCCTTGACCGGCGATGTCTTCACGACGGCGGGCATCGCGTGCTGGTTCGAGAGGCTTCAGTTCGAAATCGACAGCGCGGTTGGCACCGAGCGCACCAGCGGGTGCTACATCAACGTTGCCCACGGCAATGCCATCGTTTCGGATATTGCGTTCGGCGGCGCTGCTGTCGGTGTCAAATTAGCCGCATCGAACAGCCACGCCCGCAACATCCGCTGTCTGGTCGGCGGCACTGCCGGCTCTGGTACGGCGACCGTCCTGGTGACTGCGAGTGATTGCACGGTGGATGATGTGCATCAGCTCGGGGGCGTCTACACCGGGCCAGAATATGTCGTGGCCATCCGCAACGACAGTGCCGCCGTTAGCAATGTCACCATCCGCAATGTGTTCAACGGGACTGCCGGCTCGGGCGTCGGCATCGTCAGCAATGGCCAGTTCGTCTCGGGAATTTCGGTTGATAGCGTGCATCAGCGCACCGGCACGACCTCGCCAAGTGCTGTCACCATCAGCAACATCGGCGCGCAGACCATCGATAGCGTTCGGGTTACCGATGTCTTCGTGAACGCCGCCACAACGGACGGCATCGTCATCAACAGCACCAATGGTGCCATCACCGATGTCCTGTTGGACGACGTGGTAACCCAGGCCATCAGCGGCACCGGCATCAAAATCACCAGGACCAGCGGCACCGTCAGCGTCCGCATTGGCACGGTGGACGTGTCGCGCGCCGGCACGACGATTTCCCAGACCGGCAGCCCGACCGTGACGACCCTGGTTGACAGCGCCGCCACCATCGCCATCGCCAGCGGCGGCACCGGCTCGACCAACAGGCATGCCGCCAAGACCGCGCTCGGGCTGGTCTACGATGCCACCGTGCTGGATGACAACGTGATGATCGTTGATCTGGGCACGACGGTCTTCAACTTGCTGTTCGCGCTGTCCGGCAACGGCACGGGCGCCCCTCGCGGGTTGTTCGCGGCGCGGGCGGCAACCGGCCCGTTCTGCGCCGTCATCGCCTCGACCGGCGGCACGGTCACCGCAACGACCGGCGCCCTGGCGGGCACGACCGGGGCCGATGCCACAGTCACCGTGTCAGCCGACAACACCGGCAAGCTGTACGTCGAGAACCGCTCGGGAAGCACCTACCGATACACCCTTGCCGTGTTCGAGGCGCAATCATGACCACCTGGACAGTAGAGGCCGAGAGCGCCAGCCAGACCGTCGGCAGCAATGCCGCCCAGAGTGCGGTCGAGGCGGCGGCCAGTGCAGCGGCGGCAGCGGCCAGCGCCGCGACGCTTGCCACCCTGTCGGTCACGGCGACGGGCAGTTTGACCTCGCGCCCGCTACCGGCAAGGTTTGCTGATCGCGTCAACGTCCTGGATTTCGGCGCGACGATCAATGACACGACCTGCACTACCGCCGTCCAAGCGGCCATCACCGCCTGCGTCGCTTCGGGCGCGGCGCTGTACTTCCCGGCGGGAACCTACCGGGTCGGCAAGCTGACCGTTTCCGGGGCCTTGTCGGTCGCGGGTGACGGCTTCGACACGACCATCATCAAGAATGACACCATTGCCAGCGACAGCGTGTTCGAAATCGCGTCGGCATCGTTCCAGGTCCAGTTCAGGGATGTGCAGATCAACGGCATGGACCGGGCGCTCTATGCCGTGCGATTTCTGGATTATGCCGGCGGCGGAACGCCGTATTACAAGTCTCTCGTCATGGACCGCTGCAAGCTGTTCGGCGGCGTGACCAACCAGCTCTATCTCGGAGCCAGACGGTATCTTGCCTATATTGCCAACAGCGAGATTTACGGCGGCACCGTCGCCTGTGTCTGCACCACCGGCGCCGACCATCGTTTTGTCAACTGCGACGTGGGCGGGGCGAGCGATGCGGCGCTCGACCTTATCAGCACCCGGTCCTGCACCTTCACCGGCTGCCACTTTTACAGCAACGCTATCGGTGTCCGGACGGATGCCAACTGCTATCGAAACATCTGGCTGG